ATTCTTCAGCTACTTTTTTCCTAATAGTAGAAGCTACTGCATCTGCTAATCCTTTAGGACTAGCTTCAAACTCTTCATCTTCAGTTGATTCTAAAATTCCTTCTTCTAATAAAATAGTATAAGCCTTACTTACATCCCCCTCTGTAAATTCATACTCCTCTTCAAATGTATTTTCTTTACTTTCAGGAACTTTTACTTTTTCCTGTTTAGTTGAAGTAGGTAAATCTTCCCCATTATCTACATTAGTAGTAGTATCTTCTTCTTCTGTATTTTTCAAAGAACTTAAAGAACTTGCGTCTTTATTTTTCTCCTCCCAGTTTTCTGGTGCTGGGGTTATGCTAGATTCATTAACTTCTAAATCTCCCCAAATGCTTGCAAATTTTGCCATAGTATAACTTTTGTTGTTGCTGTAAAGGTATAATAAAATTATGTATCAAAACAAATTTTATTATACTTTTTTTTATTTGTTTGATTTTTTACTATTAAGGGCCTCTTTTTTAATGCCCAATTCTTTTTCTTTAATATCTAAACTTCTACTAGATTCAATTGCTCTATTCTCTTCTTTAAGCTTATCTAAGTTTAATTTTTCACCTTCCATAGATAATTTAGTAAAAGTAGAAGCCATTTGTATATCACTATCATTACTTGGTTGTACCTTAGCCGCTACATCCATCTTTTTAATTAAAATATCTTTTTGAATTTTTGCATTTTCTATTTCTAATTCTTGTGCTCTATCTAATTCTCTGTTCTTATTTTCAGCATCTATACTAGCTTGAGCTTGGTCAGCTAAAGACTGTGCTTGTTGAGAAGCAGCTTCTTCTGCTCTAGTTTGAGCAGCTTCTAATGAACTTCTAATAGCAGACATAGAATCTTTACTTATTACATTAGCTACATCAGTTAAACTAGCCTTACCTTGTTGTACAGCTGCATTTAATAATTGTTCCATTGTATCTTTATTCTTTCTATCTTCAAATGAATTAGTTACAAATACACCCATTTGACTACCATTTAGTTTATCTCCATCTACTACTAAAGAGGCTATTTCAAAATCATCTAGTATTAGCTCCATCTCAGCTCCATCTATATAAGCTAATTTTGCTAGTTCTAGTAACTCTGTTAATACAGCTTCTTTACATAAATCATGAAAATAAAATAAAGGCTTAGTAACATTAGTACTTCTAGCTATAGCTGTTTGAGCTCCTGTAGCTGTTTCTTCACTAGCTATACTACCCATACGTTGAGGGGATACTCCCATAATATTTTCTACTAGTTCTTCTAATTTATTTAGAACTGACATATATTGGCCCACTACTTGAGACAAAGTCATATCAATTGCATTAAACTGATTAAAAGTAGCTACGGAAGATGGGTCACCCTTACGTCCTTCTTCTTTAGAGTTAATCCAAATAACACCTAAATTTTCAAAATAATACATCCATTTATCAACATCCCAACCCATAGAGGAAGGTAATTGAGCTATATCCATAATAAACTTACGCCCCTTAGCTTTTGCTAATTCTTGTTCTAATCTCCACCATACAATTATATATGTATATTGATGAGGTCTTACTAAATCTACTAATGAAGTAGCTATGCTATTAACATTATTGTAAACATATCCTATATAGGGTAAATTTTTTGTTTGATTACTTTTAGGTCTAATATTAACAAATATATCATTTCCTACCATACCCCCCTCCCATATTTCTGAGTCAGTAGTCCATTCTAAAGTAGCTCCTAATTTTTTTAACTCTGGAGGCATTACAAAGGTATCATCTACTTCAACAGTAACCATTTGACCTGTTCTAACATCTTTATAGGTAAGCATTCCTATCTGCATACTGGAACGCCATGCAACTTTCATCATATAAACATGAGAGGGTTTTCCATTATATGTAGCTGTTCTTTTTTGTCCTCCATTATAACTATAGGCAAAACTTTGGTACATACCATCTTGCATAAATATATGTCCTTCTTGTCCTGACTCTATTTTTTTTATTTCCTCTTTAGTTAAAACATCCCCATACTCTCTAATTACTTCTCCTATAGGTGCCCAATATTCTTCTTTTACCCAGTTACCATCTTGTATAAAAGTAGTATTAGACCCTTTATCATAGTCTAATTGTAAAGGATTTACTACTCGTACAGATGGATGACCGTGAGATATCCCAGTATAATAAACTTCCTCAGAAGATACTAAGCCATGAAACCAACCTTGATTAAACTTTAAAGCTAAATTATCCTGTTTTTTTAAAAATTTAAGTATTTTATTATTAGTTTGTTCAGTAGGGTCCACATACTTAGAATTAAAAGCTTTCATTTCTGCCTGTATGTCTGGTAAGTTATTACGTTGATTTTGCAATTCTTGCATAGAAGCTTGCATTTGTTGCATTTGTGCTTGGTCTTGTGCAGTTTTTATATTTTCTTGTAAAGTTTGCATTTGTTCAGTTAAAGATTCTATTTGTTCCTTTAGTTGGAACTCCATTCCTACTCTAGCCTTTAATAACTCTTTAACCATATCTATCCTCTTTTGCTTCTTGGCAGATACTGCATCCCCAGCAATTGCATACACAAAAAAGTTTAATGCAGTACTCATTTCCTCTCCTCTCAAAGTTTCTAGCCTACTACGAATAATATTATAATTTTGCATTTTAGTAGCAACACCACCAAATTTCTCCATTTTAATACCATAAGGATTTAAAGTGGATTCAAAATCCTCCTCTCTAAATATAGAATTTACTAAGTCATAATTTATTTCTTTATTTTCTCTAGAACTTCTACCTGTATCATCAGTAGTATTTGACATTGCTCTAATAGCTAACAAATTCTTAATTCCCCATTCCTTAGTTTTTTGGGAAAATGGAATGTTTTGTTCTGGCATACTATTAATACCATTTGACACTTCTTTTGTATAATCCATAACTTATAAATTAATATCTCCGCATATTTTGCACAAATAATTTTCTATTAAAAAAATTTTCGTTGTCAGCTTTAATTTCTTCTTTTACTTTTTCTACTGCATAATTTCTAGTTTCTACTAACAAGATAATACATAACATTAATGCAATAACCCTGTCAAAGTTACCATTTTTATTATAAGAAATCAATTCTTTTAGCAAAGGTATAGATTTTATTGTATGTAATTGTAATTTTCCATCACCAATTGGGGTTAATAACCATTCTCTTAAATAAAGTTCTACTTCATCTTTTACAATAATTGACATGTGTTGCCCATAAATTCTAGTTCTAGCTGTTTTAGAAGTTTCATTAGCCTTTAAAACTCCAGGAGTAAATGCTAATAATCCAATACTATTCATAGATTTAAAATGGGTCTTAATATTTTGCTTTTCATTTTCATATAAACAAGAAGCATTTTTATAAAATATAAGTAATCTTCTACATTGTTCATAAAAATCTGAAGCTAGTGAAGGTCTGCCTGTGTATTCAGCAACAATAGAATCTATCCCCCCATTATGAATGGAACCTTTTTCCATAATAAGTATGCTACCTAATGAAACTGAATTTGGAGCCTTATCAAAATCGTAAGGGTCATTTCCCCCTACATACCACCCATAAGTAGCATTTTCTAAAGGCATTTTCCAAATAACTACCGCTCCTGTATTATCTATATTAGGTTTTACAGGATAATCTGCAGGTTTATAATTACTAGCATCTAGCTTAAAGTAAGGTTCTCCAGCTTCGTCTATATGCATCCATCCTGCTAACCCATCAATATTAGGGTCACCTTGTAAAGATAACATATTATCTAAATGTTCCTTTAAATCTAATACAGGTAATATAGACTCATTAGTAAGTAAAAATACTTCTGAGTGAGTTATAGGTCTAGAAACAATTTCATCTTCATAGGATTTTTTCTTCTTGGCATTTATTTTTAACTTTTCTCTAGTTCTATTTAAATAAGATAAAGCTAACCTATAATCCGTATTTCCTAAATCATCTTTAAATTGATTTAATGTCATCCAAGCAGGTATAAATAAACCCACTTTATTTTTATAATTTTCATATTCATCCTCAAAAGCTAAACAATCAAAAGCTTCTGGAGAATAAAATACTTGTTTTACTTCTTCTGTTGCTCCCCCAGTCATATCTCCACCTGTACCAGTTACCCATATAACACCAGTCTTTACAGTACCATCTGCAGCAGCTTCTTTCATTTGTCCTAGAACAGCTATAAGATTATACATAAACCCTACCTCATCTATAAGACTTAAGTTAGGTCTAGTACCATTAGCAGCCATAAAGTTATCATTAAAGGACCTATGTTGTATCTTAGACTTTGTACCAACTTTTTCCCAGTTAGTACCTATTTTTTTATCATAACCTGCTGTAACAGTTTTACCACTTTCCCAAGAACCATAATATTGCTTATTAAAAGGAGAAGGATGTACAATGTCTCCTATAGTTACTTTTCCAGCTAAATTTTCTAATCCTAGCTTTACTTTAGAAATAACATCATTAGAGTATTTTGTGTCAATAGCTCCAATTAATGTTTCTGAAGAAAGCGGTTCTTCTTTAGCTTTAAAATCTAAATACTCATCATAATCAGTTGCCCCATCAAATAAAAAGTTATGTACTATCATACCCGCACCAAAATAACTTTTACCCCCACCACGGGATTCCATATCTACTACATTATGGGCCATATTATAATACAAAGGTTTACCTAGTTCTTTCGTAAAATATTTTCTTAAGTATTCTCGTGCTGGTATGTATGTTTTAAAAGAACCATCTAATTTAATAATACTAGCCATAATATTCTGAGTATTATTATACTCAAGCAAGTATTCATTAAACTTATCTGGTTCTGTTGTAGGATTCGCAACAGTAAAAATTTCATGACAACTATAATCATCATCATTTTGAAATCCTGAAAATCCTCTTGCTTCTTCGTACACAAAACTTTTTAACCATTCTAAATCTCTTAATAAAGGGATACCTAGTCTTTTAATTTTACTACTAGAATTTTTAGGGGTGAGTAGAATTTTATGAAAATTTACATAATAATACAATGGTCCAGATATAAATTTATACTCTCCATTATGCTCTGCCCAGTAACCCTCAATACATCTTCTCTTTCTAATTTTCCACCATTGTTGGTATTTTACCCCAGCAGGATTCATCTGGGGTATTTCATTATCTAACTTGACTTTATCTACAGGTATTTTGTTTTTATACAATACCCACATATTTTCCTGTATAGCCAACATATACTAAAAATGTTTTAGCTTTTCACTCATACTTTCTTGAAAACCCCCTTTTGTAGTGCCAGAATCCTCAGAACTTCTTAAATCATTCATAGCTTTTTGTGCTAGAGAGTTGATTTTATCTGTATCAGTAAACATTTTGTCTAATTGGGTAGCCGTGCCTTTCCTTAAAACTGCTTTACCCGAGCTTGTAATTTCATAATAATCTAAGGAATAAGCTGTAGTAGCTATAAAAGCTGTACGTTCTACTAATTTTCTCTCCAAACTTCTTAATGCTATACCCAAAGGA